ATTCCATTTATCTAGTGTCGGACTTGCCACCACCGCAGACGGGATAAACACAGGTCCGGCGCTGGTCAAGACTGCGAGCCGATAAGTGAATGGCGCTAACCGTTGTGTTTCGCTCCATGAGGCAACGATAGCAACAGCAACTGAAATTGGAATAAATGGCGCTTCTGTATTTGTGTCAAGCTGAAAACCGCGCTCCTTGAAAGGTCTAACTGTTTCGTTCCACCAACGGTCAATCGGGATTACGGTGGCAACAACGGAAGCGACAATTGGCAAAATAGGCGCAATTTGGGATTGAACGGGAAGCGTAAATACAGCGGCAGGCAGTTGCGCATTTGGGGGATCAAATATTAAGTCAGCCACTTTATAGACTCTCGATTATGAGTTGCTTGTATCCAACAGCATGAGTTTGAATACCATTGAAAATAAGAGATGTGCTCGCCCCAACTTGTGCCCCAATCGTATAAAAAGTCGCAGGACTGTTTTGGTTCGCGTAACTGGTAGAAATCCAATCAGCGGAACGAACGCTACTTGAAACCCTGGCTTCATCTATCAGCCCGCCACTGTAGGGATCGTTCGTGGTATCAAAGGTTCCGAAATATATCGGATTTGCAGCGTACGCAATCGTGCGTGCGTTACTCGTAGCTCCTTTGGAAACACCGTCAACGAAAAGCTCTGCGCTGGTCCCGTCCCAGGTGCCCACGACGTGATGCCAATTGTTATCCCAAATCGTTCCACTAGCAGGCGAACGAGTGAAACTGCCACCCGAGTCCATTACGTAGAAATAAATATCGGTCTGATTTCCTGCGGTATACAACGCATAAGAGGAACCGAAAGATGAATTCCATAATTTATGAAATATGTACGACCCGCCAACGGGAATGGAATTTGATTTTACCCAACATTCGAGAGTGACAACCGAAGGCCGAAATGCTGTGGCATCGGCAACGCTCGCATATTGAGAACCGCTAATGCTTATAGCACCGTCAATTTTCCCCGCTGTCGCTGTTGCGCTTGAATTTGTTCCGTTTCCACCTGTCGTGGTCGAATCTAAAAGACCTAATGATGTGCCGTCTGGAAAATGCCAAACGCCCTTGTAGTTTGTATCCCACGCGGCTCCGGCTGTGCCACCTTGAAATGTGGAGATTGCGGCATTCCCATACGACATGTAAATCACAGTGTCAGTGGTATGTGAGACTGTCGGGACGCTTACCCAAAAGACAACGATACCTGTGGCTGGATCATAAAACTCAATCTCCCAATTAAGCAGTGTCAATCCGGCAGAGTCTGATGAAAATACAATATCGTAACCATTTGAATTGCTTACAGAACCACCATTGCCAGTTGTTTTCAAGTAGGTATACGTCCCAGAGACAAGAACAGGAAAGTTTGACTGATCCGTGTTCGGAACTTTGGTGTGGTCAATCGTGATGGTCCGATAAAACGAGTAGGCCATTTAATAACCCAAAATCATGGAACGCCTGTATCCAGCCACAATCGTATGGGGACCTGGAGTAAAAATTGTCTGGTATGCAGATTTGAAAAAGACCCCAACACATCCATAATTCCCTGTCCCAATAGTGAACAGGGCTGCCGATGTAGTAATAGACGTAAAAGTTTTGTCGTCTGTAGTAGTCAAACGAAGAACAAATCCCGTACCTGCTGTCGTCCCGGAATTATCTATATCGCAACACCCTATTAACACTGAATACGCGACGGATGGAGTCATCGTGCCGCTGGTAACTGTATCTGTACCGGATGCTAAACCAGACCCAGAATTAGCCACATCAAAGGGTGCCGTTGTATTTAATCCTGCCCACTCTTCTGCGCCATCTGCTCGTTGAGACGCAGCACCGCTCCACGTAAACGTAACAATAGTAGAAGCGCCGCCAATAATATTTGCTTTGTAGAAAGCCTGGATACTAGAGGCCACTGAGTTTTGTGTATAATTTTGAGAGGCTCTGCATGATGTGTAATTTCCGCCTGCCTGACTATCTGCAATAGATAGCGTATTGGTTTGGTCAGCCCATGCAGCCCATGCAAAAATCATATTTCCGGCTTTTGTAGCACCAGGGAATGTAAGCGTGGCACTTGCTCCTGTTCCACCTGCGTTGCTATAAATCCCTTGGATAAATTCCGGCTCTGCTTTGAAAGTAATCGTCTCAGTAAATGAAACCCACGTATCTCCATCCGCTGCACCTGTTTTGCCGCCATAATCCATGGTGACCGTCCCTGCGCCCATCGTTCCGACGTTGGCAACGAACCATGTGACAACGATACGATCTCCCGGTAAAAAGGCCGTAGATGTTGGAGTGGCCGTAAAGTTCTGGACTGCCATTGAAGTAGTTAATTCAACGCCTTTTGATGCCGTTGCAAACGCTGCGCCTTCTGCGCCAGCAGAATACTTACTGACGGTCGCCTTCATTCCAGCGTTTGCAGAAATCGCACCTTCTTTTGCCCAACAGTTCAGAGTTATCGTTCCGGCAATCGTAACGGGCGCAGAAAGTTCTGGAGAAATCCACTTAAGGGCCGTACCTGCGGCTGTTTTAGTACATTGAATTGAGGTTCCAGAAGCGGTTGTGTTAGTAACAGAAGTGGTGAAGGCTAAAACAGAAGCAGTCGGATTCATGTAGCCATAACTCGTCAAAAATGAGTTTATGGGCTGCTTCATGAATAATTTGGTGGCCATTAAATTCCATAGGAGCGCCGCGCACGGTCCCGAGCCTCAATCTTTTCTAATTTCTTTTCCCACGGAGTGCAACGCCCAAGAGCGTTACATTCCTTACAAACGAGCCTCATGCACACTTTGCACAAGCCGCCCATTTCTTCCGGACGTGCGCGATGTTGCACTTCGACAATCCTGCAACAATGAAAGCAGGTAAAGGCATCATGGGCCACCTGTCCAGTCGGCCCATCCGCCGTTGAGTATCCCAAATGGACAGGCAAGAATTACTCCGTGAAATGAAATTCGTATGCAGCCACGCCCGTATACGCGGGAGCGACCGAAGAGAGTACCTGCATCCCCAAACCGTTCGCCGCCGTTGCTGGAGCTACAATTTCTCCGTCCTGCGGCGCATACCAGGTATACGTGACGCGCTGGTTTAAGCCTTTGTCGAAAAAAATCAAGTTCGCCGTGTACGTTGGCTCAACCGTGGCGTTAGAACCGCCCGTAGCGAGCGAAGCAGGGTCTGCCGGGTCCAAGGGTGCGGGAGTCACGCCCGTGGTCGTACCAGCCGCCGTGAATCGCTGGAGTTTCCATTCCAGTACACCGTCTGCCGCCACACCTAATGTCGAAAGAATGAAGTGAGCAAGTTTGGGGCGCACAGTCGCCGCCGATGTCAATACGCCCACGGTTTTCATCGAGGTTGTTAGTGTTGCCTGAGTCGATACCACTGCATAACGTCGGCCTACCGCCATAAGCGTGCCCCCTAAATTCCTAGTCCTTCAAGGTGAATTTGACTGCGACTACGTGGCCTACGCCGCAGCGCGGGCAGTTGAAAAAATTATCTTCGCCATCCCACACGCTCGCGAGCAACAGTTCATTGATATCGTAACTGCACACCGATTTGTGGATCGTATCGTTGTACGAAAAAATAAGCTCGTTGATGCGTCGAATCGCCTCTTCGGCAGTGTTGACTTCCAGGTTTTCCAATTGCAACTTGCCTTCAAGTTCTTCCTTGAAAGCAACCTGTTCTTTGAGAGTGTGAGCCGCATCTCTACGGCTCACATAATCGCTTTGCTCCTCTGGGGTATGTAACGGCATCCCGCGACACCACCGCTTCACGGAACGGATTTCTGCTTCGGCTTCCGCTTTGGTCACTGGTCCATTGAAGTCCGGCATTTTAGTCAACACCTTTCCAGAGAAAATAGATTAGACCAACGATGCCGCACAAAACTTCCTCAAGCCTGCTTGTGTTTCCTTTTTGCATTCTTCGGCACTTTCCAATAATGCCCCGGTAAAAATTGTGGCAAAACTTTCCGTGACGTGTAATGCACTCGTCTAGGCTCGACTAAATTCCCGCAACCGCAGGCGCAAGGTCTGGCAGGATTCTCCAAAACCCACAACTCAAAATTGCTTTTTCGTTGAGCGCGAACCCCGGTAGATGCCCAACTGCGTCGTTCTTTATTCGAAGGCTTCTTGAATAGACGAACTCTTCGAAGTTTTTCGGCATACTGTTCCATTTGCGCGAACAATGGTTCCGGTATTCGTCGAAACCGCTGTCCATTAGACTGTTCCATTTTTTCGCGAACGGATTTCGAAAACACATCAAAGGCTTCTGCCCACACCTCGAAATCGCGAGCCTTTTTGCTTCGTAGAGGATTAGCCCTAAAGAACTCGACAACTTTCGCAAGACCTTCTTGGTCATTAATTCGCAACGCATCAACCGGAACACGCTTCCCGCTTTTAAGCCACGGGCCGTTCGTGTTTCCAATCGTTGCCCTGCCGATATTTCCAAGTAATTGACCTGCAAGTTGAAGTGTTCTCCAATCATCGCAACGAAGGCTTAAACCAAACATAAATTCAATTCTTCGAAATGGTTTAGCCTTCGCTGCGTATCCTTTTTTGCTCCACCTAAAAACCCTTAGTACAAAATATCCTTCCCCATCCGTTAAACCAACAAGCCAACCTGCTAACCATTTGTCGTCCACAGTGAGTCTCCTTAGTGAAACTACACTGTAGTATACTGCTCGGCGTAGGAAATTCCTACGTGGTGTTGCCTGAAAGTTGCGAAGTGAACGAATTTTTTTGAGCCGCCTGGTTGATAGCAAGAGACTGCCGAATCCAGACGCCGATTTTATCGGTTGCCGCCAGGTTGCCGCCGCCCGGTACGTTCTGTGCGGTGCCAACACCAACGAAAGAGATTCCGCCCGGCACAGCCAAGCGATTGGCGATGGTTGACGTATCGTTGATCGCGGTATGCACGCCGATGGTGATGAGCGCGGACGCATCGGCGGTGAGTGTCACCTGCGATGACGTGAGCGTCAATGTGGCGGTCGTATTCTTCCAGAACAATTTCTCGTGACGGGTCTGCGTGCCCGTGGTCGAGAAGGCGTTCTGAAACATCATGAAAATTCCGACTTCGTTGATCGGAATCGTCGCGATGGTCGTGCCGCCAGTGCCCTGTTTTAGGGTAACGGTGCGCGAGCCGCTGGTCGCACCCAGGTTTACCGATTGAATGCGCTCATAGGTATTCACGCTCAATACTTCGACCGCGTTGGTGAGCGTTACAGCTTCAGTAAGCACTGCGCCCGTCGCGTCGCGGCCAACGATAGTTGCCACGCGGACATCGGTGCCGTCTGAGATAAGTGCGAGTTTTGCGCCCGCAGTGAACTGCGTAAACACAGGACGCCGCGTTAAATCAATCGCTCCCCCCGTTGTCGATGTATCGTCGGTCGGGATGCTGGCAGGCGCATAGCAGATTAGTTCGGTTGCGAGAATGCTCACGGTTATTCTCCTTTAATTCACAATCACGGTTACGCCCGTTGGTGCGGCGGGTCGTACAGGCACGCTCGATGAACCGAAGGAATATGCGCCCACCGTCCAGGCCGAATTTGTTGGCCGCAAAATCCCCGCTTTGTCGGAGTTGAGAGCACTAATACCCAACCCGGACAGGATTGCTCCTGCTCCAATTACAGGCGATCCCGCAATGGGTTTATACGAACCGTCCAAATTTGCATTGGCTACTTTTTGGGATGCTGCATCTTGTCCGGAATACGCTTGCCATCCCGCGAGTGTGCCGTAGCAATTCGCTGAAAAGTCGTACGCCACGCCACACGCGCCTGAATTGGCATAGACGTTGTTGTTCAAAACCACCGCAGGCGATGCGTGATACTGGAATATCCCGGCCCAACACCCGCTGACGATGTTGTTCATGAAAATGGCGTTACTGCCGTTCGTCAGAAAGCAGTAATCGCCATTTACGTTCGCTCCAAAAATTGTATTGTTGTACGCTTGCCCGCCCACCGTACCACTGATTCCCAGGACACCGAAACTGCCTATGGAATTGGAACCGTCCAAAACGTTATTAAAAACCAGCCAGTTTGTCAGGCTTGGCGCGGCAGACGGTTGCGTGGGCTGCTCCAGATAAATGTGGGAAGTGAAATTCGCGCCCGTGTTTCCATCGAACAGATTATTGTAAATTTGCAGGTTAGTGAGATTGGCTCCCACGTCGCCGTATCCATGCACCCCGTCGTGGTGATACCCACCGCCGTTCGTATCCCAATTCGCATAATCGTGAACGTGATTTTCATAAAAATAGAAATTCGACGCTGAGACCGCAGGGTATCCAGCCGCCGCAAATCCATGATTCACATTATAGATATTGTTTCGATATACTCGGACGTTCGTGTCCCCGTTGTCGTAAAAGTCATTGATGCACCATCCGGCGTCGTGCATCGTATTGTCATGCACTAGCCAGTTCGAACCCGACATCAGAATGCAGGTCATTTGCACTTCGTCGAAACCCTCATCGGCTGGCGACGAATGCACATAGAAATTTTGCAGGGTTATGTTTTTGATTTCGCAGTTATTGCACGGATGGCCGTCAATGCCGTGGCTAAGCTGCTGGTTTGCGCGGCCCGTACCATTGGCAGTGGATTCGATAATTCCGCTTCCGCCGCCATCCACGATAATGTAGGACCGATTACTAATATTCAGGCAACCCGTACTTGGGCAAAACGCTTGACTGAGTTTTGCGCCCGATTCGAAATAGAAAGTAATTGGACTTCCGGAACTTCCGGATGCCTGCGCTGTCAGCGATGTACTAATCGAGCCACACAAGTGGATTGATTTCCCAGGTCCAATTTGTGTTGTGCCAGAACCCCAATTCGAACTATTGTTCACGAACGACGCAGGAAGTGAATCAACGCAGGACGTTCCGCTACCAGAACCGCTTTGTGAAATATAAATTCCGCCTGCCCCACCTGACGGGGGCGGCGATACGACGCCTGATGTGATAGCCGCCAAGAAGATAGGTAATAGCCTCATTCCAATTGTGATTCTTTTTTTCATTTACGGTTTTGGAATCACCGCGCCAACTTCATTCGACGGAGCGCTTTCACCGTTAGGATTCGTCGCCGTTATCACGTAAAAATAACTTGCCCCGGCTTGTACGGCAGTGTCCTTGTACGCCTTCACATTACTCGCGATAGCTCCAGCGACTTGCGCATATGGCCCACCGAGCGTTGTGCCGCGCTTCACGTTGAACGTCACACCCGTATCAGGATCAACCCAATTCAGGTTCACTGAATGCACGGGCGCGGGCGGCAGAGGCGCGATTCCTGGACTGATTACCGCATTGCAGACTTTGATCGTACCCACATCGCTCAAGATGGCCCAATTGTTCAAGGACAGCGCAGCGACCTGCTCGGTCCTGTATCCATAATTACTCGCGATAGTTTTTTCGGTTCCCGCTGGAGCCGCGACGTAGACGCTGTAGGTTTTTCCAACCGGATCGACCGTCACGCGAAAATGGTACGGCGCTCCCCCTACGTACGGAAAAACAGAATCAGCGGAGTACGTTGCGGCATTTCGGGCGTCAATAACTCCTGCGGCGCTGAATCGCGGAATGACGGCTAGGCCGCTAAATCCCGTGATGGCCCCCAACGACAAACCCACCACGCCATCGGCTGCGGCCTGACTCGGCGTCGCGTCGAAGGTGAATGTAAATGGCACGGCCTGCGATGCGATGCTTTTGTTGAGCGGCGTATTCAAGACATTTTGGGTGCAGGGCGGCGGTGGTGGCGGTGGCTTTCTGGCGCTGATTTTTCCGCCCGATACCAACGACAAAGGAAGGGAAACCGCGAGCGATGTGGGACTTGCGTAAGTTGTAACTAAATCCTGCCCATTGACGACTACGACGGTGCCAGGCACGAACCCTGTCCCATGCACAACCATCTGCACAGCGACCGTATCGGTAACTACTTGCGCCTTAAGGCTTCCCGAAAGTGAAAATACAAGAAGCGCTATGGCCACAATGGCACTTTTCATCGAGCGGCCTCTGTCTTGTTTTTGCTTTTGAAGTTGCGGGCTTATCATAACCTTGGTTTTGTTATTTTGTATACAAGGTAATGTGGGCAGTGGGGACGCTCAGAAGCGTTTACCCGGAAATTCCAGCGCGGAGATAGCTTCCGCTGTACTGCATCGGCAGATTTTTGAACCAAGTGTGAGGGTCGTCTTTGGCAAAAACCTGCCCGCCTTTTTGTTTCGAGTAGACCGAATCTTCAAGAATATCGTTCATCAATATCTCGTACCCTTTTGTAATCGTGTGCTCTAATTTGTCGCCGTCGAACGTGATTGTGCCCGCAAGCACTTGGCCTTTCGGTTCGGTTACCATGATTTTGCAAGTCTGCATTTTCGATTCTCCAATTAGTTACGGATGGTACGGTTGGCCCCAGGCATTGAATTGAGTATTGCCAACCGCTCCGCCGCTGCCAATTTTTATTCCGGACGCTGGAACTGGGACGCGAACGTTGGCAATCGGAACTTCACCCCTCATTAAATTTGCGAAATTATCAACCGCATTGATTTGGGTGATGCGGCGCTCGACTCCTGCAATAGCTTCTTGTGGCAAACCCAATTTACCCAAGGCCGTCAAAATAGCGCCTGTGTTTTTTACATAAGGTTGCACATAATCGTGCGGCGACGTGCCTGCTAACCGATAGGCCGCTCTGTCGAGCATTTTTTGATTTGAATATGGATCGTACTTGCCTTCTGGAAAAGCTAATCCATGGTCAATAAGTTTGAGGTTTCCGCCATGGCTCACAACCCAATTTCCACCGTGCCGATCTTCATTTCCTATAATGTAATCGAATACTGCCGCTTTGGCTAAATCTTCCTTGCCGTCATAGCGCACCGAGTCGCTGACGTTTTTGGCAACGGTTCCATTTTGCCAACTCAACATTACGCCGGGCTGTCCACCAAAATCGCGAGCGATGGCTGGAGAGACCATTTCGTCCAGTCCTACAATTTTAGCAACTTCCCAAGCGCCAACCTCACGCTCGGTTTGCTGGCCTGGCTGTATATTATCCCGCGCTCCATTGCCCATGAAATCGTGGAATTCGTTTTCTGCGGCCTTAAATATTCCCATTTCGCCATTCGAAAACAGAACTTTCTGTGATTTGTTGATTCCTTCGCCAAGTGCTTCCGCCGAAGTAATAGAGGTATTTTTTAAGTGGCTTTCGATAGCCGCATGTTTCGATGCGACTTTCGCGGCTGCGGGATCGCCGGGTACTGCTTTCGCGCCCGGTTCGGGACGTGGGCCTTTGATGAAAATGTGGTCGCCGTCGAGCGTGATCCAGTGTCCAAACCCGAAGGACATCTGCTCCGCTTCGGTCAAGATGTCCTGCAAGCGTGCGCTGACTTCGTTTAACTCTTGTTGGATTCCTTCGACTTCTCCAACTTCGCTTTCTCTTCCTCTATCAACCTCTCCAGTTCGTCCACGTCCTCTTGTGTCTGGAAGACTTCCTGGTCGTGTGAAAACTCTGGGCGCAGCTTCGGAAAGCCCTTGTCCTTTTTTCCTGAATTGCTCGTATCGGGCATTGTCTAAAATCCTCTCTGGCCCGCCGTGAATGCGCTCGTAGATAAGGCGCGGGACCTTTCCTGTATTATCGTACAACTGCACTCTGGTAAGCCCAGGAATGTCCTTAATTATGAAGAATTTTTCTGCGGACCCAACGTGGGACATTTTGATAATTCCATGGTCAACCAGACGATTGCGGTCTATCGGGTTGGGTGAAGTCTTGGCTCGGCTGTCGGCACGCGAAATGGCTTCAGATAGTGGGATGTCCACGAACATCACCCGCACATCGTAGCCCTGTTTAATTAGTAGCTTAATGAGCGCCGGGCCGCCGTTCGCGCTCGTTGTCGAGTCGTACGTGAAATCCAACCCTCGCGCCATGGTTTTTGCCAGCGCCAAGTGCGTAATGGCTTTCGATTCGAAATGGACTCGGCCAGCGGCGTTGATTGGATCGGTAGCTTTCCAGGGTTCGAATTCAGGAGATAGCCCCTTCATATCGTCGGGGTTTATTTTGGCCCGGTTGGGGTCGCCCGCGAGCAGCGCATCAGAGACTGTGGTTTTTCCGACGCCAGTGCCCCCGCCCATGATGATGGCGATGGGCTTGCGTCCCGTTGCGGCTACCTTTCCGGCAACGACGCGCTCGGCTCCCGCTTGGTGCATCGCGCGGCGTTCTGGATTCCATTTCTTAGTTGCTTCGTCATAAAACAACTGCTTCGTGGTTACGCCTTTATCAGCAATGAAAACGTGGTGCCCGTTGATCGTTACCCAATTCCCAGGTCCGTTATCATCTTCGAATAAATCCTCGATTAACATCGGGTGTCCACTGATGGTTGTCCAATGTGCGGAACGTTCTTTTTCGGCGATGATAGCGTTCACGTCCGCGATACTCAGCCGCTGCGCTTCTTTTTTTGGATTAACTTTAGGCATACCGAGAGCACCCTGTCCGACATCGCCTTCAACAACTTTTGCAGCGTGGGCTGTTTCATCATCTACGAGCATTTCAACAGGACGGTCTGGGTTTAATAATTCTTCCTTGTTTCGTATCTGTCGCCGCGAACCTGACTGTGCAAATTCAAACGCCTTATCGAGATGCACATCGACCGCAAGGATTGCGCGATCTGGCCCAAGTTCGCCTGTGCCGCCCAAGTCGTCCCAATTCGCATAACTGACTGCGTCTTCGTAAGTCGTGGTGTACCAGTTTCCGTGCGTGTCTGAGTTTGCCGAGATTTTATTGCGTTCTGGATTTACGCCACGATAGATACGGATGTAGCCCTCTGGCGGGTCGTCGTCCGTAGGCGCTAGTGGTGGATTTTCGTCGCCCCCGCCACCATCCCACCTACCGTGGTCATCGCGCGGTTGGTCCGGAGAATATTCTAGGATTTCTTTTTCTTTGGTAGTAATGCCACGAAACACTTCCGTGGCGTGTCCCATAGGCGGGATTCGTCCACTTTTGACGGCGAAGGCGTATTCTTCTTGGACTTTGCCATAATCTTCCTCTCCTATAAATTTCACATCGCCTGGAGTGGATGTAAATTTCAGACCCAGGGTTTGCGCGGCGGTCCTCATGCCACTGCCCTTAGAACCGTCTTCGTCGAGCAACACTACACGTCCTTGATTCAGTAAAACCGACTGTCCGTCGAATCCGTTGTGCATCAGCGTTTGGACCGCGTGCTCTGCGTCCTTTACGCCGCTTAATTCGTATGCGAAACCTTTGCCAGTTTTACTTTCCGCGAACGTAGCTGCGGCCATTTGCTGCTCAGGCGCGGACTGCGCCAACTTCGCGGCGAACGCACTCAGTGCATAATCGCTGGTCGCATGAAGCTCGATAAGGAAACTTGGCTCACGGCTGGATTGCCACACCCCTGCGGTCTGATTGATGTGATCTACCAGGAGTCCTTCAAATTGGCGCGATAGTGGATCAATGGAGCTTTGGAATTTGGCTACTTCGGGCTGGTTGAACATCGCCGCAACTTTGGACACATCATCCACGTTATTGTTGCGGAATACGCCAGCACCAATGAATACGTGCCTGCCCTCTTTGTCTATCCAGCGACCATCTCCGCCGATGAGGATGTGATGGCCATCGGTCGTAATCCAATGGCCAGTGGCCTCATCTTCGACCAGTTCAATCCCCTCGGGTCCGGTTTCGATTACATAGGATTTTTCTTCGTTCAACACACGGCGGAACGTAATCGTCTTGCGCTCGATACCCACAAAAAGATTGGGCGGCACGGCGCGGCGAATAATTTTCAGTTTGTTTTTGGGACGGCGGGACGTACGCAGCAAGATGTCATTCATGCTGCTCGCTTTCGTTGATTCTGATTTTGCTGAACCCACGTTGCCCATCGGCAATTAGGTGGTTTGTAATTTCCGTTATTGTTGATGCGGTCTAGTGTTGTACCACGCGGTCGTGTTCCCATGTCGGACAAAAAATTGATAAATTTAAGCCAGCGTTGGCAGATTTTGATTCCACGCCCGCCGTAGTTTTTCCAACTACGCGATTTGGGATTAGTGCATCGTTGAATCATCGAACGCCAAGAGAAGTATTCTGGAGAATAATGCCCCTTGCTACAATGTCCGTGCGTACGTGCTAAGATCGTGTTAGCGCGTCCCATTTTACGAGTGCGTTCTACGTTCAAACATCCACAGCTTTTGGTTAGCCCTGCGCGCAGGCTATCCCCTCTTAGTCTGCGACGTTGACCGCAAACACACAAGCACGACCATAAAATACACCGTTGATTCCCTGATATTAAAAATCCAGTCTTCCGTAAAACCGTCAGGCGTCCGAATTTCTTCCCCCTCAAATCAATTGTACGCATGGCTTACTTACGCTCCAGCCCGTTTCTGGATTTACGTAGCGCACCCACAAAAGAATCGCGATCCAATTCGATCTCGCCAAACATGTCGTGGGCTTCCCGGACCATCCGTGCCAATTTTAACTCACCTTCGCCAATATGCTCATGGATGTTTAGATTGAGCGCTTCACGCATCCGTATGACGAATCTTTCATCGCTTTCGTGCTCAGGAATTTCAATTTCTTGTTGTGTTTTGGCAAAAGGTGTATTGGCTTGTGGTGAAGCTGGCTTAGGTTCGGTTCCTGGCGTGATCCCAACCGAACCGCCGCCAGCGGTGCCAAACCCACTAGGTGCCGGGATAGGCATTGTTTCTATACCCACCGACTCTGGCGGCAACGACATGAGTCTGGATATTTCTTCGGAAGAAAGATCAAGAATTGTTTTGAAAATGTATTCTTTATCCACGATAGGCAATTTCTGGCCGTAGATGAGCGCCACGTTCGCCTTCAATTCCTCTGTCTGCCATTGACGCAGTTCGTCCGTAGTCGAGACAGGCGGCATCACCACTTCCCATGCAGGCGCGGTCAGTGGGTCAATGCCATCCAAGACCATGACGCGCCGTAACGTTTCGTGAATCATATCGCCCACGACTTGCTGCATCCGGCGCAGCGTACGCGCAAAATTCACATCCTGCTCGGTAAGTGTCGCCTTGGCATTCACGTCTCGCTCGAATCCAAGCAGCGCCTTGGGAACTTTGAGCACGGCGAATAATTTATTTTGCAGGTATTCCACGTCGGCAATCTGGTCGAGATTTCCCTGGCCTTGAATGGCTTGCACTCCGCCCGCGACGCCTTCTTTGCGCACGCCAATATAGAAATCTTCCTCAGCGTTGATGGGGGAATTTTGTGTTTCCAGTTTTCCGGTAGTGGGATTGAAGCGCTCTTTTTTGCGAAGCTGCTTGCGCATGTCATTGAGATAAATCTTGGCCGCTTCGGCGGACATACCATCAACCGGAATGCTGAAGATGTACCGCATGTGCGAGCGGTACATGCGTCCAATGACCAAACCCTCTTCGAGCATTTGCAGTTTCTTGTGAACGGCGCGGCCCGGCTCCAGCAAACTGCTCCCATAAATGCGTCCATGGATTTTGTCGTAGCGCCCATGAACAATCTGCCAGGATGCAAATTTGGCAATGGGTTGGCTCGATTGCGGGTCCACCTGGGTAAACGCCTCGTCTTTCAGGCGTCCATAGCGGTCCTCGTTGCGCCTCATGCTGGTTGCCGAAAGCGGCTCCGCGTCCATTACTTCGCCGTTTTCATCGGCTACCATTTCCCAGAAAGCGCATCCGTACTTGGCGATTTCGCGGCAGGTCGGGGTCACCTTACGATCCAAACCTAACAGCCCCACTTTTTCATTCAGGTATTTGGCAAGCTCTTCGTCTTCGGAATGAATCGTGAAGGTTTCGCTTTTTGGATCGTCGCTCTGGGTTGAGAATTCGGCAATGACATCGAGCGCGGCACTGACTTCCGGCTGCTCGGAGTCCATTAAATCGTAATCTGTGTATGCGGCAAGGCGGCCTGCTTCAAGGCGCATCCTGTCATACGCCCAGGCGGACAAGCTGCGGCTGTCCGCTTTCCAGTCAGCCCCGCCATATCCGCGTGATTCAGCGTCCGTACCAAACGAAGTTTCGAGCGGAACTTGTTCAACGCTCGGATCGTCCGTGAATAAATCCTTAATCTTGTTGATGACTTTTCCGAAAACTGTAGTGCCGCCCGTTTGTGGGTTGATGGGGTCTTGTAGCGGATTCGTGTTGGTTACGCTCACAATAAGTTTGGAACGCGCTTTAGGGATGCGGGGTAAGCATGGCCGCAAGCCCAGAAACTGTCAATCTAAAATATGGGATTCTAAATGGTAGGGATAGCAGTGGCGTTTTTCTTGGCGAGCGCAATCCTATCCTGCATTGCCTTAAGCGCAGCGTATCGAGCGCGGGCCTGGCGGGTTAATTTGAAGCGAATCGGACACCAACCGCGATGGGTTAGCGGTTTTCCGCACCGACAGTTCAACGGCAAGTCAGGTAGTATATTTTTCCGAATACGCGCAATGCGATTTCTTTTTACGCCCACCTGTGCCGCGATGGCTTGCACTCCATGCCCGGCTTTCAGCATATTTTTTATTTTTTTGGGTGACTTCAGTAGAGAGTGAATGTGCATCACGTCCAGGGTGGTTAGTGGTGTTTACTTCCTGCGGCGCAGAGTCGAGTACGTCAAACGGGATAATATCATCTGTGAGCGAAACGTCGTACCGCTGCTCTGTATCTTTATAGTCCCGATAATGAAACACGCACATTCCATTGATCGCTACGGGAAAGACGCAAGCTCGGTCACCCTTGCAGTAGTTGCTCATCTTTGTACCAAATAGAACCTGGGCCTTTCTCGAATCCGGGAACTAATTCCTTTACGGCACGTACCACACCATCGCGCCCGGCATCAAAATCGTGTCCGCACAATAATCCTCTTGGAGACAGTAATTTCTGCCACGCCAGTATGTCGGCATGAACATTGACATAATCGTGCGCGGCGTCAATGAAAATCATATCGAAGGTCATTCCCATCACAGCAAACTTCTCTGCCGCTTCAAGCGAAGGCTCGCGTATCGGAAATACTTTTCCGCTCGCGATGTGGTCATTCAGGTTGCGCTGAAATTCTTCGAACAGATAATTGGCCCATTTTGTTTTTAGGAATTGTCCGTGCTCGGCAGAGCCTTGCCACGTATCCACGGCATAAACGGTTCCTTGGGTGTTGTCGGCCAGTGCGCGAGTCGTGCGCCCCATCCATGCCCCGATTTCCGCAATGGCTGCATGTTTCACTGCCTGCTCGGCCAAAAATCCTAACTCAACATCGTACATCCAGCCGTTAATCTTGAGAGCCTTGTCGATATTCATTTTTCAGAACCTTTGGACAACGTGCAAATCCTCTGGTTTCCACTCCGGAATAAATTCCAATGCCGCAATGTCATCAAATCGCTCGCTCGAAAGCGACAAAATCGCGTCGGTGTTTTTGGCCGCTTCACGAAGCAAGCATACGCGGGTTGCGAGCGTTCCGGAAAATTTATGTCCATCGCGCCGATGATACCCCGATATTCCGATATGGCTACAGCGGCTCATACTGGGCCACGCCACGACGTGACGCCCACCCGCATCGAGCAGGATGCGCATAATTAAACCAGCCTGCTCGGTCCACTGCCGGGGTGATATTGGGCTTTTGGGGAACGCTTGATGCAGGTACGACATCATGTCGGCATAATAGGTTGGAACAGCGTGCTTCACTACTGGAGCTAGATTTTCTCGCTTCCAGCAAACTCCAATTGAGGAAAAGTCCACTGCGGTCTCGACGTACTTTGTGGGATCGGTAGAAGGTTGCACTTCGCGATTGCGGATGCAGTGCCAGCCCACGGTACAAAAATAGTTGGCTCGCGTTTGGACTGCCTCATGCCAGAGGAAGAAATCCTGGGCGACCCGGACATCATCTTCAATAAGATACACGTAGCGCACGTCTTTTTGTCCGTACGCATCTTTGTACAATTCCAAGAAATTGTAGGGATTTCCAAGATACGCATGAGGTCTTCGCTCGATGTAGTGCAGGGACGGGAAGATGCGCTCGAAGTGCCGGACCACTTTCTCAATCTCCGGAAGCTCTGATATCAGTTCTGGAGAATCGTACGTATGTCGGTCCTGGGCGATTACCACATGCTTTTCCAGTCCCGTAACAGCATTAGCGATAGATTCGAGCGTCAAATACAAATATTCAGGGCGGTAGTAGCTAGGGACGCATACGATGTCCCTAGCCATTTTTCCGAGCATTCTGAAAACGCAGACTTTTGGCTACTACTCCATAGGGAGCCACCCATAATCCGCGTTGCCGCGCCACGTTGAGCATATCGAGAATGTGAATAAAATCCGGGGTCGAAATATTGTCCCAATTGGATTCATCGGGTCCAATCCCATGAAACATCAACGTGAGCCACGCGCCGCGTTCCAAAGCAGTTTCAATCCAGCCGGGCACTTCATGCAAAGCTCCGGGACCGACATGCAAGCATGGCGTGTTGTGCATGTTCACGCCATCGCCTTGCACGATGTACCGATCCGCCCGCGCCGCGCGTCCGCCGCGAGCCTGTAGGTATGTCTTTCGGGCAGCGGCAAGGTTCGCATCGGTCACATGGGTGTACGGGTACGCATACGAAACAATATCCGTTCCCAATTTATCTTGGAGAAATCTTTTGGAATCTATCACATCTCGCCGCGATTCCTCGACGCTAATTTCTGATGGCTTGCGATGATTCACTGAATGCGAGCCAATTTCGTGACCATTGGCAATAGCCGCAAGCCAGGTGTCGCGGCGGAATTCGGTGTCGTACATGGAGTTTTGGATTACGAAAAATGTGCCCTTGATATCGCGAGCATCCAATTCCGGAATAGCGTGCTCGATCTGTACTGGCAGGCCATCGTCGAAGGTGAGGGATACGGCGGCTCGCTGGCCGTTCCAATCCATGTGGGATTGGCTTTCGAGCACCTGCTCGGCAATGTCGCCAAAGGCAATTCCGGCCACCTGTTTACGGATACCCCAATACTTGCGCCCCTCGTTCGCGGCGACAGGTAGCGCCAGCCGCCCTTTATTGACTCCAATATTTTCCTTAAACACGTCGTCGATCAAAATGATGCCCGGCTCGCGCATTCTCTGCTTGACGATGGAATACTCACTCAAGATAACCAGTGGGTCGGTGTCCGAATCGAGAAACGCAAAATCCACAGGGAACTTCAGAGTGTTCAAAACATCATCGGAATGCCCTTGGTGGAATTGGACCAGATGTTCCAGCTTGTGCGCGGCGAGCACCGCCTTGCTCCGCACAATATGCTCTTCGGATAAATCAATGGAATGCAGAACGTGGGGGTCGCCAGTAGATTCTATCCATTGAGCGATAGCCAAGGTGCTGCGCTCTTCGGATAAATAATTCGGTTCTGGTTCGGCGTCGCGAAGCGTTCCCGTTTCCACGATAGTAAATGGCCGATGCGTTTTAACGTACAGGGCGTCGAGTACGCTTACGACGATGCTACCCGACATTGGCAACTGCCTCTTTGAGTCGCCCCGTACCCTTACACTGTGAGCAGATTTTTTTGTCCTTATTTTTGGCTGGGTACTCTTCGTATTTTTGTTCGGCGCGTATCCGCTCTGCTTCGGTGTCACGCGGCGGACCACATGCGTCAATTAGTGGACGTAGCCAAGGGGCAATGAGTTCGTAATACGGCGTCTGCGGCCTCATTTCGCGCACGCGACAGGCGTAGAGCAGGTCAGCGAAAATGTGGCCATATCCCTCTCGATGCTCGCCGTTATGGTCCACGTATGCTTTGTCGCAGTCAGCGATACATTGCTCCAGGAGTGGCAGGCGCTCAGGCGTGATTTCTTCCATGTCAGCACATGCCCAATAAAACAAATCATTGCAATTTACGGCAACCCAGAGCGATCCATCGTTAATTCCATAAAACATTGCGTCGGCCATACTTCGCTCGACCAAAAATCGAAATACCTGCATTGCTTCAATGTCATTCATGGTGACCGCCTTTAAGTTGCTGAATATACTCCTGCTCGATGTGCTTTTCCGTAAAATGCGGAAATTTTGTTTGCAGATTCTCGGCTAGATAGCGCGGCAAGCTCTGTCCAAACGGGAGCCATGAGAACGTTTTGGGTAGCTCGCAGTCGCGATGATGCAGGTCTTTGCGGTTGAGAATGTCCTGATACAGTCGGTCATCCCCAAATAATTTGTACTCTTGCAGAAATGGCGAAAGCGCCGCGACTTTGCGCTTAACCTTCTGGACTCCGCCAAAGTAACTGAAGTGCCAGCCGCCATTTTCAATGGCCGGGCAAATGTCTTTTTTGTACATCCGGAAATCGTAAATACTGCCAATCTCTTCCAATTGTGAAACTAAACCGATGCGTGCCCGGCTGGCCCAGTCGTGGCCGTAGTCTACCTGGCATTGGCAATTATAATAATAGGACTCTTGTTTTAGACGATGGATATCATTGAGCTTGTTTATATTTTCGGTAATTGCCGTTGCTCTTGGAATTTCATCACAATCACTCAAACTAATCACGGCGTCGGGTGGGGGCTTAAGAGCCTTAATGGCAGGAAGTATCATGTCGCGTTGATACTTTTCGCGGAGCCGTCCAGTCGTTCGATCCATACAAATCGGTATCAGTTTTGGTACTTTAACGTAAATAATTTTATTTTTGAAGTTTTCAAAACGACCTGCGTTGTTTTCAAAATTGTAAGGTTTTGGTTTTCCGCCATACGTTTCACCTGCTTCCAAAACAATAAATTTATCTGTAATAGCATCCATCTCATGCATACGAATCTCGGCGATATCTAATTCATCAAAAAAAGTAAAGGCGTCTATTAGCATATTGCGACCCTCGCTTTTTTACGATTACGCTCGGCCAGATCGGGACGCTTACGGCCCTTGTTTGCCAATCCTATTTTTTGCCGTGATACTGCGGTGTGCGGATGGCCAATCCCACGGCGACCCTCGCTGATGTGCTGTTTGTGTAATTCTGTAAAAACTCCCCCCGTTAATGCAGCAGAAATTTTAGTACCTTTTTCCGGACTGCCTCGACCCACCTCTCTCATTGTCTTTTTATATTCGGGGCGACTTCTTGAAAGTGATTGTTTTTGTTTATATTCAGCGGTCGCACGAATCGCCATCATTTTCTCTCTAAATAAGGGGTCTGCCCACACAAACCTGGCGGCCAATCTTTTTCTAGCTTTGACATCTAGCCTTGAAAAAACCTTAGCTCTAAGGGCGCGTACTTCTGGGCGTGCGTGAGCCAATATCATCGCCCTGCTCATCCTTCTGCGAGTTTCTTCGTAAACAATCTCGGTTCCTGCTCCGCCGTTGGAAATATTTAATAATTGAGGATTAAGTACGCGGAAATGCGAAATATGCCTTTTTTCACTCGCCTGCCATTCGCTGCCTTGCACGGTCTCAAGCACACGAATACCTGGATTAACTCCAGACGCCAACAATGAATTTATCCAACGTTCCTTGGAACTGTTTTTACAGGCATTGCTAGTGGCTTCGTGGACGTGTACCCGTAGGCGCGATTCTGGATTTACAGACTTTCCGACATACTGGATCATCCAAGGTTGCCTAGGATCAAATAGTCCATAGATAAAAAATGTTTCAGACATAAAAAACCTCGTCAAATATTCTTCGAAACTCGTCTCGCTCGGAAAGATATGCCGCCCGCGCCCCATTGTGAATATCGGTTATGCGATTCATTGGTAAGCTCATGGCTCGCGCTACGGTTTGCTGAATCCCCGCAGGACTTACCAGGTTGGCCATCGCTTCACGCATCCGCTCTTTGGCCACAACCGGAATCAGTAATTCCTTGTCGATGCCCGCAAACTCGTTCATCGGTGGCGCGTTGGTCGTCAGGACCAAGCCACCACAACTAAGCGCTTCGTGGATGTAATGCCCAAACCCTTCCGACTTACTGGGGCACAAATGAAACAGATGGCTATTCATCAAGCCGATCAACGTTTCTTCGGCCAGGCGACCGTAGTACGTCACGTTGGGCACGCCGTACGTGACCCGCTGCGCGTCAGGATGGAAACTCACCACGGTTAGCGGCGCTTCGATCTTGTAACCGCGCCAGGCATCCATCACGGTCGCGGTATTCTTGGTCAGGCTCTTTCCGGCAACATGCAGGAATTTCTTTTCACGCGGAATCTCGGCCCGGAAAAAATCACTCGATTCAAATCCTAGATAAATGGCGCGGTCTCCGACTTTGGCTCTCCAGATACGCAGACCGTCCTTGGTTTTGCAGAGCACCTTGGAAATGAGCGGCAGATGCCTGTCCCACAGATGGCCGAACCACCATTCTGAATTCGGAATTATCCAATTGTTCGGGGCGAACTGCATAAATTCAGGAACCAAAACCTCAATGAAAATATTGTAGTCGGCGGGCGGCGGTGGGTTGCGCGGGTTGTCGAACGCTACTCCGGTAGCGACGTGCCCGCGCTGCTCCAGCATCCGTTTGAGCAATTCATAATCGCGCTGCAACCCCACACCATTGGCCAGATTCGTGATTATATTTACTCGCACCGTGCGGAGAGGTTATCACGAATTTATTTTTCGAGATTCAATAACAGGCCAGGCTGTGCTCCGGTTGAGACCTGGGGCATACTCCCATTCCAGCGACTAATCCAGCGGTCGGTAACGGCCAATTTCTGCCATTCAACCAATTGGGGCGTAATACTTTGGGTCAAGACGCGGTTAGATTCGGCCTGCCCTTGAGCGGTAGCGATCTGTTTTTTGGCGTCCGCTTCGGCCTGCATCACCTCGTTTTGCTTTTGCAGGGCAATTTGCTGCGCCTGAACCTTGAGATTGATGGCGTTTATCACGCCCTGCGGCGGTCGCGGCGCACCGATAATCCCGAACTGCTCGATGCTTACGCCAATGGCAGCTACTCGATCCTGCAAGCACTTCCGCGCGTCCAGTAGGAACGGAGCGTTATCGCCCATTACCTGCTCGACACTATACTTTCCGGCAGTCTCGTTGAAACAATCGCGAGCCACGTTCCGTAAAAACCCGTGCGTGAACGAATCCACATCATCGGATCGGAACTTGACATAGAACGCAGGCACACGCTCCTGGAGCAACGAGTAGCTCAAATTAACGTCCACACTGACAACCATCGAGTCTTTTGTCGTAAACGTGATTTCTTCGTCTACCGGATGCCCTTCGGATACGCTGTGTGACCACACGGCGGTCTGTACGAACGTGGGATACTCCACCACTTGAGAGGATGCCGGATTGTAGATAATCCAACCCGTGCGGATCGGTAGATTCTCGGCTCCGCGATTCGAGCCTGCCAAATCTATCTTGATTCCTACGTGTCCAGGGGCGATGCGAGTCATGCAGCCTGTACTGAAAACTCCTACCAGCAATAGCAGTGCGAAATTACAGAAATTTTTCATGTTCAACTCCATTTTTCTTTGCCTCTTCGGCTAGTTGGTCGCGGTACTTCCCGTACATCGTGACAACGATTACAATCGCAATTGTCACAATTCCGGCGAGTAGAAACAGTCCAATGTAAAACGACGTGTCGCTCGGGGCGCTGATTAGCTTAAAAATGTAATCCACGGCAATAATGATGCCTATCGCCGATATTACGATTGTGAGCCACTTCCAGATTTTCTTTTTCATAACTTCCCCTTTTTGAGCAGAGCCTGGATTAAGGCTAGTCATTGCCCATTCCAATAATACGTCTTAATGCGCTTGCGCTTGCGCTGTTGGGGCATACGCTGTTCACGAAGTGAACGTCTCCAGCGCTCGTACAGTGTCTCGCGGCACGGAAAAATCAAATGCAACAAGGTAGCAATAATTTTCATACTAAAATTCCCTTATTCTTATTGGTGATACCGCAGGTGCTTGATGCAGGTTATGCAGTAGTCCAACGCCCCGAAATTGCCCCATGCGCTGTAAAAAAAATAACAGGCAGAGCCTAGATTAAGGGCAGCCAATATTTCGTTGGTATCTATCATTTTTGCGGACAAGACAATGCACAGAAATCCGCCGAGTATGTCTATCAGCATCCACCAACCAGATGTTCGGGCAATTTCACGCAACCGTACCAGCGCTTCCTCGTCGGTCAGTACCTCTTCGTGAACTATCATAAGAGTAGTGTCTCCCGGTCCACCGAAACGATTCCGTGATTGACTTGAATTAAGCGTGCCGTTTTCAGACGACTCAAATAAGTAGTGAACGTTCCGCTTTCGGCAAATCCGGACAGTTCAGCCAGTTCTTTCTTGGGCAGTTCTTGCATTTGTAATACCACATTTAAGATTTTGTTGGGTCCAGCACCTAGTTTGGGCCGCCAGATGTCCAACACTTCCTCAGTGCTGGACGGAGCCATGTTACGCGATTCGCCTGCGGATTCGACTCCCGCCTCTGTCGCGTAGAACAGATTATCCCGCTTCACAATCAGCCCAGACGATACCAGTCGTGACACGTACGTGGTGAACGTGCCTGATTTCTTGAGTCCAGCATGGGCACGCCACTGCCCGCCAGGTATTCCGTTTGGATACCACTGCGCGGCGGCGGCAAGCAGGCGCTTGGCTCCCGACCCCAAACGATCCTTGCTAGTTGAATAATGGGCATCGCCATCTGAATCTACATGAACGCGCACGCGATTTACTGGTTGAACGTCTTCACGAATGACTACCTTTTTTGCAGTTGAATCACTGGACACTTTGTCTTTAGTGAATTCACAAATATTTCCAGCAAGCGTGCCAATTTTACGGAGCGTTCCCAGTAAGTTTCGCGTGGCAGCATCTACCGCTCGCTCAATGGCTTTTGGATCGCTTACCTTTATCTCTTTTGTAGCTACGGGCGCGGCGCGTAATTGCGCCTTGAGCGAACGAATCTCGGAGCGCAACTCCGCTTCGGTTTTTGCCTTCTCTTCGGCCATCTTCGGCAGGTCGGCTAACTTTGGCAGGAGTGCCTTGATCTTTTCGGGCGTGGGTGGAACCTTTGCGGTGTACTTCGTGCCCTGCTGTCCGTGCTCGGTCTCGACTGGACCGATCTTTACCAATACGCGGTCCATTGCGATAGCGCGGCCTTGAAAAAAGAAATTTCCAGGCTCCAGCGTGCGCAACGTATCCGCGAATTCGTTGATGTCTTTTTTCCCAGAAATACCCATTTCATACGCGGCTCGGTCTCGGTCGGCCTGCCGCGCGGTCGGCCCTGCGGCCTGGTTGTACATTTCCGCCGTGGCGTTCTTGCTCAACTTCGAAAGCCGCTGCGTGGCGAAGATGCAGCCATGGCCACGCTTGCGCGCGACTCCAGCGAAGTCCGTAACCGCGCCATAGGCAGGCGAATCGCCCTGTCCTTTTTCCGGAGCGAACGTATGCGCTTCGTCCAAAATTACAATCGTCGGACCCCATAGACGTTTCGGCGCATCAGCCAGCGCTTCGTAGAAATTCTTCACCCATTCGTGCCGTGTTTCAGATTTCATTTCGAACAGGTCACACACTGCGGACGCGCCAATATCCAGAAGGGTATGTGCTACCAGTTTGGCAGAACGTGGGTCGGCAGGCGTTTCACCCCCAGGCCCAACCAGAACGAAGTCGTACTTGGAACGGAGCGTGGCGAATTCACCCTCTCGGTCCACAATGATAATTGGAATCTTGCTGGCTGCTTGTTCAACGATGCGGCGAATGAGATAGCTTTTCCCGCCGCCAGTGCTCGCGCAAATCAGCAAGTGCGTGCGCAGCAATACATCCAAATCAAGTTTAATTTGCTCGTTGTCGCTCGTACCCAAAACTATTTTAGACATCCGAAGGCTCTTTCAGTAAAAGGCGATATTCAAATAGCCCACGATGAACATAGCGCCGTTCTATGGTGTAGCCGCCATAATGCGGTTTTCGTAAATCTCTCAACCGCGCACTAATTGCCGGAATACTGGAATCTGGCGCATGAATAGCAGTGGCAATCTGCTTCAAGCCTACCCATAGCGGGTATCTCTTTACCAAGAAATTTTTTACTTTTATAAGTTGAGAGTAGAGCCTGTCCCCGTCGCGGGTTTCGTCGTAAGTCTCCCCGTCGAATCGTTTTCTTCGGCTTTTTTCGCGGCCAGATTGTACAGTCATGGTTTCCACACATTCTTCGAGAGGCGCTCGATAACGATTTCACCAAATCTCTTTTTGACCTGCTCCATATTTTTGAACGTAGCGACCAACTTTTCGCCCCGTGGATATTGCTCATAGCAATGCTTTCGCATCTCCACATACATCGAATGAACCACGCAACGCAAGACTCGCTCGACCGTTGACACGGCAACGCGATTCGGCGGGCGCGTATATGTGAGCAAAACATTTACGTACTGCTCAAACTTATACGCCTCTGCATACAGTTCACTCATAACTGGTCGCTGAAATCCTTTTGGAGTCGCGTACCTGGGACGGGTCCTTGGATGATTTTTGGGGAAGCTCGTCCCCTTTCAGGATTCGACTAACCATGTCCGGCCCGATACCGAACCGCGTAGCAATGTGCCGGATCGGGACGATACCCTTTAAGCTCCTGATTGTGTTGATTTGTTTGGGCGTCAATTCTACGTTCAATACTCGCACGTAACCATTTCCCATATTCTGTGCAGGCTCCTATCCTTTGTGAGCTAAAGTAGCGTTCGCAAAAGGTACATTTGGAACATTTCCATGGCCAATTTATGCGCCGGACTCAGGTGGGCATTATCTTTCAAGAAAGCCAAAATGGCGGCGGGGCTTCCTTTAGGGGTTTCGTTCAATAGGATTATTGCTTGGCGGGTTATGACAACCCCGTGCTTTTTGGCCATCTCGACGTTGAGGCTCTGCTTGATAGTGGTTTCTGCGATAAGGCTGTCGGTTAGAGGGGTGTCCATTATCCCAGGCTCCATTTCACAATCTAGGAATAGTAAATTATCCGTCCGGTAAGTGTGAAATGTCAAGCATGAAACGCATGTCAAAATTGGTCGGGACGGAGAGACTTGAACTCTCGATTCCTTGCTCCCAAGGCAAGTGGGGTAGCCGCTCCCCTACGTCCCGACTGGTTCCGCGAACAGGATTCGAACCTGTACCGAACGGATTAAAAGTCCGCCGTGCTACCGTTGACACTATCGCGGAATAACTGGATGGCAGAGAAGGATTCGAACCTTCATAGTTGGATTCAAAGCCCAACGACTTACCGTTAGTCGATCTGCCAGAAAAATGGGTTACGACTGCGGGTATGGTTGTGGTGGAAAGCCTTTAGGGAAATTGGCGGGGAGCGAAGGATTCGAACCCTTACCCTTGCGGGTACTCTGGTTTTCAAGACCAGTTACCGACCATTCAGTAGCGCTCCCCGAATTGGAAAGCGCTGATGAAGATTCGTTGCTCACGGGGAAATAGTATCATAGAAACTTTTCCGCCGAGTGCCATTTAAGTATCGTCTTTCGTTGCGGTACTTGGCTGCCGCCGCTATGCACGGTGAGCAGCGGCAACCCTTTTGATAAGCTGCCCTTGTGCCGTGTGTAGTCGGCCTAGCCAACTCAGAATTTGATTTTATTCTGTGGCAGGTATGGCACCGAGTAACACATTTTTCTAATTCTTGTGCGCGGCGTGACGCTTCCCAAGTCCAAACGTTGTGACTTACCTTAGTCGAAGGGTCTACGTGGTCAACCTCTAGGTGTTCCCAAGAGCCACAATCAACACATGGCCCGTTAGCCAAAATCCACTCTGCCCGTCGTGGCTTAACGACACGCACATACCAGTCGGCTTGAAGTTTTAATAATTTTGCCCTATCTCGGATGCGCATATAAGAAAAGTTTTGGAGCATCATCGTTGAATCGAACCACCGACCCGCTGTTTACAAAACAGCCGCTCTACCACTGAGCTAACCCGGCCCTGAGCGATGCCAGAGCGGGAGGTGCAACCTGCCGATTTGCCCAAATCGTTTCCCGCTCTTATCGGTGGGCTAGTCCGCATCGCTGACAGGTACCCGCTAAGTGGCACCCACATTCTATCAGGGAATGTACGGAATCGGCGTGAGATTGTACGGAAGGTATAAGGGATGCCCAGGCTCACCATTGCCATTGATACGCAGGGCATAAAACTGCCTATTTGCCCGACGCAGCAATTCCAAAACGTGGGTGCTTCGCTCGCACAATTTACCGTGATTGCCCCATCCACAAATTACCATCTTGGCCGACCGCACCGCATTTAGAATAGCCTCATCGTTGCCAGGTCCAACCGGATCGTTTGCTACGTAAAGCTCGATTGGATTGGTTGATCGCAGACCAAAAATGTTCACCACTTCCACTGCCCCAAAGTTCCAAGCCTTTGCTCGTTTTACACAGCGAGACACAGTTGGGTCTGAATGATTCTCGTCTGCTACGCTTGGATTTAGCATCACAAATGCAATAGAAGGTAGTTCGTTCCAAGAAGTTCGCCAACTGTAGCGATACGTCCGGTTTGGCGAGAATGTACAGATATTCATTCTATCGCGAGACCGTTGCCCTTGACGATAAATTCACAAGAACGTATTTCGGCACCGTTTGTTTTTACTTCCAACAGCGAATGTGGCCATTCCAGTTGAGTTAATGATCGCAGTAGGCTGTAGCCGACTTGAATAAAATGGCACCGCAGTACCGTCGTCGGTTCCGTGAGAACCATGCCTGCCTGATTAGGTCCCTGATAAAACGTCTGCTCGGTTATTGTTTTCATGCCCTGCTCCTTTTTCGCCTGTTCAGAGCTTGCTCGCGTGCCGTAGCCCAACGGCAATTGGATGGCGTGTAATTTCCATTATTGTTGATACGGTCTATCGAATGCGCAGAAGTGGGTTTCACGCCCATATCCGCAAAGAAATTTTGAAATCCATTCTTGCCGCTCCATCGGCGAGCAATTTTTATTCCACGCCCACCGTAACGATGCCAGTTCTGTTGTTTAGGATTGCCGCAACGGTCTGACATAGCCATCCAACAGCTATATTCTCGACTGTGTTGCCCGCGCCGCGCTTGGCCATGCTTTAAGTGAATCGCTTTTGAGTTTTCCGAACGCAAACACCCACAACTTCGAATATGCCCAGAGCGTAAATTGCTACCTTGTATAATTTTGGTATTGCCGCAATCGCACAGGCACGACCATCGAAGCATTTTAGATGGCGACGTAGCCTTGCGTTGAACGACAAGGCGGCCAAAACGATACCCCGTTAAATCCACAAAAACGCCCATTTCAATCCTGGAAATATTTCATTCTATGGATTTTTTTGTCTTCATTGCTCTTTTTTTCAACATCGCTATATTTTGCCCGCAGTACACTAATTGAGTCGGAATACACCTGATGGTTATGGCTCGCCATCAACATCTTCGCTGACAACGTTCCGCATGTTGAAAGCTCTGGCTTTCCCTTTGCGGCGCGTTCCATGTCCAGCGCTTTGAGCATTGGCTCTACAGCGACACAATGCGGGTACGGCCCTTCGGGATCATGCCATTGCGCAGCAAGGGATTTTGCTGTTTGCAGATTATGCTCCCAACCGTATCGCCCAAACCGTTTTTCGAAATTCCCAACCTCGCGTAAAAGTGAGGCTCTCCAATACATGCACATCCCCGCGCAATGTCTTCGCCAGGCAATTGAATATTTCTGGTCTTCCTGGGCGACCTTAGTTGGTCCGTATCTCGATTCCGATGGCATAAAAAGCAGGTGCGCTTCGGTATGAATTCGCGCGGTTTCGATAAACGCCTCACACCACTGCGGCGCAATTGGAATCACGTCATCTTCAATGAGGATAATGTCCTCGATCGCAGGGTCTTTCATCAACGCGCTCACGATGCGATTCTTGTTGTTGGAAATTCCCAATATTTCAGGGTGGGTTAGAACTTCGATGGGCGTCTTGTTGACAAACGAGCGCTGGTCGATCCATTCCTGAATCGCTTGATGAGTCCCGTCGCTACTCGCATCGTCCCCAATAACTATTAGTGCGTCGTCTGAAGAGAAATTCCATACAGCGTTGAGGCATTCCAGTAGGAGCGCCTTGCGGTTTTGAGTCGAAACGCCAATGCCTAATCCCATAACTTAACCGTCCCAGTCCATAAAAAGACGGATCATTGTTCCTACGATATAAGCAAAAATGGAAAATACCATAATGCTTGCCAAGAAAAGATGGTTCCAAATCGCCCATGAAAGCAACCATGAAAATAAAATTACCGGAACTCCCGTAAGGTAGCGACGGACGTGCTTGTTGCAGATAAACAAGCGGATGCGCCTGCGGATTTCAATGCGTGTCATGCCGGGCGTCTCCAAAAGTCAATCGCCTCATCGTTGTATGTAACTTTCCACCCACGACGCTCCAGCATTCCACGCAATTTGTCGCTCGTTACCGAAACGATCACACAGCGCGGGGAGAGATGGTCGAGAAAACGGCCCACGTCTCCCCGGCCTTCGCGGAGCGCCACGATTAACGGGATAAATATTTCGTCGCCAACTTTTTGGGTGAATCCGTACACGCCAATGTCTAGGGTAGTGGTTTGCTCATGCGTGTTCGTGGGCATGTCGTGCTCGGAGATGGGCGGCTCGTAATACTTAATCGTGGGATTCATTCTTTTTTCCCCGACCCTCTGTACCCAATTGCCGCAGTTCGAACATGTCTTGTAGGTCAGGTTCCTGTTTTATAATCAGGCGAGCGTAGTACGCTGCGAAATTTTGATTTATTTTGAAGTCTTCTCCGGAATTCGAATAATCAAAAGAGAAATCCCAACGTACGCGGTTGATGAGTAATTCAATGCCCACCTTTCGGTTAGGCCACCTTCGGCGAATGTTACGCGCTAGAGCCACAAGCAGGGTATACACTTCTGGTTTCTTGGCATGAAACATATTGAATCGCTCTTGCCAACTAAGGTGCCTTTTAGGTTCTGGAAATAAACCTATTTTCCTGACGGGATATGGCATTTGCAGATACATCCCTTCCGCTGACGGTCTCGGCATCCACACACCTGACAGGCAATTTTACCAGGCGCTTCTATCAGCACGTTGGTGCTGGATTTCTTGGCAGGGCGGTCGGGAAATTTGTAGGGCTTATCGTCCTCGTCCATTTTTTCAATGTCCAAGTCTCGGTTCTCGCGGCTTTAATGGCCTACGGTCTGGCCTACGGTCTGGCTTGGAAAGAACAATGCGGTCTCCTTCATACGAACACACCACGCGCCATCCCTCTAAGGCCAACTGGTTAAGTTTCTCGGTGGCATCTTTTGGGTATGGGTCAAGGATGATGACTTTATATTCCATTACACGATTGCCGTTTCTGCGCGGTGGAACGACTCCACGATTCCCGTAAACAGATAATCCTTCATGCGCTGCTCCATGGGCAGTTTGTGGAACTCCACAATGCATGGATGTGTTTTTGTGGCCTCGTTCTTTTCAGGTCCGTACGTCCAGCCCGCCGCAACCTTTTCCGCCATCCAGGAGTTATGGCTCGCCCAGGGAGTTGGAATTGTCTTACGCGCGTACATGGTCAGATGGAACTTAACCCCATTGATGGCCGACTCGCGTTGCCACTGCGGTGCCCCTTCCCACGGGAGTTGTGTCAGGTCTCCCAAGGAAACACAGTAGGCGCGATTTGCCTCATGGCAGACTTTGGCAATTTGGAAAATCTTCTCAATGTCGAATGTTTGTTCGGTTTTCATCAGACTCCCCTTCGGACGTAGTATTTCCCATTGCAGTTTGTCGTGCGACCCACGGTGATACCCCATCAAAAACACATCAAGCAAAAGTGCGGCCACGATGAGCGCCAATACAAAAATGACAACGCATAGCCGTTTGGCGGTATCAGCCACGCGACTTCTTTTTGACTTTCTTGGTTTTGGTTTTCGATATCTTAGCGATGCGCTTTTTTATGTCGTCAGCAAAATTCTGGTCGGCAACTGGTTTGCCGCGCCTGACTTTGACTTCTAGGTTAAGTTTCTTCATAATTTTTATTCTTTCGCCCACGGATTGAAAGTTATCGTTCCTTTGATGCGATCTGGTTTGGGATTCGGCTGCGATATCCAGTTGTCCATTTCTACTCCCAGGGCAGACGGTTGATGGGCAGATTGTAGTGCGCAAACGTCCGCTTTAGTAGCGGTAAATCCCAATTTCTTGTCCGGTACTCCTGTACGAATCCATACATGCCTGCCTTGCCCTTCAGCGCCTCTTCGGCTGCCCGCGCTTGGCCATGCTCGCGCTCACAGAGCCATATCAGATTCTCTGGATCGTGGGGGTTTCCGCCTATCTGCTCGACAAATCTAGCGGGTAAAACGTGATGAAGTTCCAGGTCACTGCCGAATTGCTTACGGTGAGCGGGGCCGGAAATTGCGCAGAAATGGCACTTGTTGCCTCGCACAGACATCTGCTTCCTAACGGCTTGAAAGCCACGACTGGGGTATTTGTCATAGGCTCGCTTTCCTCGTTGCCGGGCGCTGCGCTTCTCCTGGCGGCGCTTAAAGGTGCAACGAACACAGAATCGGTAATTCAGAAATCCGCGTGACGGTCGAAAAGATAATCCGCAGTTGCGGCACAGTCGCGAATTGTCAATCGTGAGCGGCATGAGCGGCTAGAGTATATTGCGTCTCGCTCTACGCGGCAAAGGAATTTCAATTTCCAGTAAGGGCGGTGGATCGGGTATGGTGGGCGGGTTGGGCACGGCTGTCCAATCGTGTTCAAAAGTACCTTTGGGCGAGAAGCGACGAATGTACGTAACGCTAAACGTTTCGTTCCCCAAATACTTCCAATCCTTTATTTCCACAAACTCGGAATCGTGTGATCGGCATAGCTCTAACAGTGATTTAGATGCATTCGATATGTGAACTGTGACGATGTACTGAAACTTATCGGCTTGAATGGCTCGCAATTCGAAATTTCTATCGTATATCACGCTCACAGGACATTCCCTCGACTCCGCCTGGGTAACGGAATTTCTACGCCTACGGGCGGTGGGTATGTGTGCCGCCGATACACGGCTCTCGATACAGTGTGGCGGTCACTGTAAGACACTATGCTCACGTTCGTAACTTTGTCGAAAAATTTATCGTGTTCTCGGATTACGGACACTAAGCCTTCAAGCCAACCTTTTAAGTTCCGTTCCATAATTACATTGTCGATATAGTCGTCGGAAATCAAAACGGTAACCACGTTTTTATCGGAACATGAACCATCATTAGGGACGACTTTGTAGGTTTCGGTAGGACGCTCCCTTGTCACAGGACGTTCCCCCGTCCTTTGCGCGGCAACGGAATCTCCAGTTCGTATCTACCTGGCGGCGGTGGTGGAATTTCAAAGGCGGGAATCAGGCTTAGATTTCGTATATAAATAACGCGGAAATAAAAGATCATCTCGGATGCGTCACGACCCATCTTCAGGTTTATCCCACAATCCATAAGTGTTTCGTACCACGGGTCGCGTGCTCGTATAAATTGTTTTAATCGCTCGTAAAAGTCGTTATTGAATTCCTGATTTCCTGATGGCCAAACGGACGCTGCGACCTCGCTCCGAGGAATGTTGAAAGTTATTTCGGTACGATTTTCAGGGTATGGTTTCCATTCCTCGGCCCATTTTTCAAGGTCGGGATGTAAAGGCCATCGTGGCGGGTCGCTGAAATCTCGGCCTAATTGTCGGTTTGTAGCAGGTATGCGTTGTGTATCAGGTATGCGTACAAAGGCCCCAAATATATCTGGCCTGTGGCTCGCCCAAACACATTTAACAATCTGGTCTGGTCTAGTATTCGTCACTCTAAACGCTTCGTTGCAAATATCAACAAGGACTACCACCGCTGGCGTGTTTTCCGTCCTTCGGCGAGTCAGAAACTCAGAGTACGAAAAATCAATATAACGGTCGGCGGGGTTCACTAGCGCATCACGGGTAAGCACGACCAGGTGATTCAGTGATACTTCGTTCGCGATTTGGTTTAAGAGAGCAGGTACGCGGGCTTCGTAGACCACTTCGATTTGACGTTCACTGGGTCTGGAATAATGGAGCAGCGTTGGCTCGCGGCCAATTCTTACGATCTCGTCAAAAATATCGGGGCGCACTTGATGCGCACAATCAGAGATAATTTGAATACGCTCCAGCGTCCCTGGTTGAAGCCTTGTGGGGCGGATAGCTAAACGTCGTTCAATAAACTCCCAATTGAATCCAAATACGAAAAGACGAGATTGCGAGTTTTGGCTCTCCGTATTGACGACACAACGCTCTCCGATTTCAATCACAGGACACTTCCTCTGCCCTTGCGCGGCGGTGGGATTTCTAATTCATAAATTTTATTGGCATCGCCAACGAAGTCTCTATACGGCATTTTGAATGGTGGATTTAAGCGACCGTTCCGGAAATACGAAATGGCGATGTTGGATTTGAGCATGTGCTCAGACGCGGCTTGGATACGCTCCAGCCATGGGTCATAACCCAACAGGAATTGCTTTATGTTTTCTGTAAAACCGAGCGTTATTGATCTTGTTAAAAACTCATCAAAGTAACCATCGGGAATGACAAGAGTGATTTCCGCCCCATTGGGAACTTCCTCGTAGTGAGTAACCCATTTGGCGAGCACGGGATGCAGAACGTCGCGAATCATAGCACGTTGCCTCTGCTCTTTCGCGGTGGGGGAATCTCCAATTCCAATGTCGTCGGTGTTTCTGGAGCCTGGAGTAGACGTAGATTTCTAACGTACTCTATCTCAATAGACGATGATTTTATGGACTCGTCGAGATATGTGCAGAAATTCACGCCCACTAATACTTCAAAGCAATCATCGTAGAACTGTATAAATTCCGGTACTTCGTATGACGAAAACTCCCTTGTATTGCAAAACTCATCAAAAGCCTTCCCAGGAATAACGACCCTTACTTCCGCGCGGTCGAAGGGCAATTCCGTAAAGCCCGTAATCCATTCCTCTTTCAGCCTGCAACTTGTGGTTATGCTCATGGGATGCTGTGCCGTGGCTTTCTTGGCTCTGGGATTTCGATTTCAAGTAACGGTGGAGCGGTCGGTGGTGGCGGAGCGGCCTCTTGTTTTTTGCCTATACCATGAGCGATGGCGGCGACCATGTCATCTAGTTCGCCATCCAGTTCCTTGATAAGTTTCTGAATATCGGAAACTCCCATATCTAGCCTTCGGAATGCATTTAGTTCTTCCATTGCGTCATTTCTGGGATTCATAGAACGGAACCTCGACTCTTCCGCGCGGGCGGAATCTCAACATCTAGAAATTTGGGCTTGCTTGCTTTTCTGACCGATGCGGCCTTCTTGGCGGATCGGTCTAGGTTCAGGTCGGGATAGATCATAGATGCGATGCCATGGGGGCTGATTCCGCCAATTTTTACAGAGATAAATGCTTTATCGTTGCGCCGATACCGGAACAATTTTGGAATTCGGTTATTGGCGCGGATTTGATTAAAAATATCAGGCCGTTGCTGTGCTGCAATCCGCTCGACCGTTTCGTTCTCTAATTGGCGTGTATGGGCGCTATTGAGGTTTAGGGCGTGCCGCACGCGGAGTAGTTGGATGTCGAATTCGTATATACGGGTTGTGATCCAGCCACGGGCTATAACAATTCTTTGTTGGCCAACTTTCAACACGGTAAGCCATCCCTGTCAACCACTAAACGCATGAACTGCTTACAGTATATCGCCCCTGGACTTTCGGGGCAACGGAATTTCGACTTCCAAGAGTTTGGGTCTCTTGTCGAACTTTTTTACGGGGTATTTTTCCTTGAGTTTTTCAACTAACTCCTGGGCAACTTTTTCCTTTGCAATGCGAGCTTGGCGTCTATTGCTGCGGCTGGAAAGTACGAGCGCGGTGTCGGCGGCAACCAAAGCCTCATGCTCTCTGGATAGTGACGGGACAGGGCGCTCGCTCTCTATCAGGTCGCGCACCCGCCTAGCCATCTCATCCACCGATTCGCCGGATATGCGCATGGAGCGCGAAAGCTCTTCCAGGGCGGAATTGGCTGCGTCTACGTCCATCCCCAAAGCGCCCATAGCTCGCAATGTCTCTTCGTTGTTAGGCGGCGAGGGCAGCGGGGGAATGAACCAAGTGTTCGGGTAATTCGGTGGGAGATTTGTAGTCGTGACCGTAGATGTCACCATACTGGGCGGCGCAAGTACGGGAGCGGGAGCGGATATGCGCGTCGGCACAAGTGCGGCATAGGTCACGCAGTATAGTTCGCCCCCGTGTCCGCTCGCATGACTATGCGCATGGCCAACGCTAATCATGTGATGGAAATATAAATCATTTAGACGACAAAGGTAGATCGCTCGCTCTTCGGATGTTCTTAAATTGCCGGGAAGCCAGGTTTGGTTTATGGACGTTTGGCTTGCAGTAAAAGTCCGCTGTTGCCAAACATGAGTATTGCGGTTGTACGGTATTCGAGTAACGTAAACGACATGGTAGGCCAAAGTATCTGTATTCAAATAATATTGTCGAATTGACTCACACGATGGATCGTTCCTTACGGCAAAATCGAACAGTCGCTCAACGAGCGGCCCACCCCTTGCGGCGTTATCAACCAAATGTGCCTGAATATCAATAGTGCGCAGGTCTGTACCTGGTTCAAGTGGCGGTAGCATCATATCAATAAGTTCTTGGGGCTGTTGCGTTACTTGCGGCATTTCAGGTATAGCGGTTCGTCGTGGTGCCCGAATCTGGCGAGCGTCGATAGATACTTCTAGCCAATCGCGAGATGGGCGACTGTAAGAAACCAAAAATGCAGTTTCTCCGTGAGAGCGCATATCGTTGGCAATATCAGGACGACCACGCAAAGCGGCTTCCAGCACGGCCTCGTTTTCAGCTTCAACACCTGACCTCATTGGGACGACGAGCGAGAGCGGAAAACCAAACCGAAACCGTACCTCCGATCCATTGCGGCGCAACCTTCGTTCTTGGCCAATGTTAATCATTTCAGTTTCTCGATTTCAGCTTGGCTTAACGGAATCCCACGCGCTATTTTATCCCACAATGCGTCCTGTTCATCGACAATTGGCGTCCGTTTTTGGGGCGTTACGGTCGTGACTTCCTGCCATTGGCTTGTGGCTCCGCCAGCGAACCCTTCCTCTGCGTGGGCAATAACCGCTGCGAAGCAGTCCGAAACATCTTTGGAATTATGTACAAATACCCCATTCGCTAGAGCGAAATTTTCCCATTTATCTACCGTTAAATCCCAGACAGGTTCTGCTACTTCAATTAGACGCTTTGAAAGGATTCTATGATTACGTTGTGCGGACACGCGCGCTGGCTTGATTCGACCTTCGCGCTGCAACCGCATCATATTTTCACGGCTCTTTTCATTTCCGCCCGACAACCGATAATTTTCATGCCCTTTTCTTAAGGCCGCAACGTATTCCGGGTCTTCTTGGTGCCGTTTGCGAGCGTGGTACGCGGCGTGGTCGCCACGCTTTGCGTAAACTAAATTCTCTGGAACATTATTTTGCTTGTTTTCGTCTTTGTGATGAATGATGTGCCCAACTGGGGTTGTATGTGGAATCTTCAAATACCTAGATACTAGTTGATGTGTAGGAATTCGCTCGCGACGTACCGGACACCACACAAACTCGTAATCGTACCATCCGCCCCGCGTACCAATACTGCGATACAGGGGCATCAAACGATCACTTGGGCCAATATTTATTGCCTCTTTGAAATTTCCGTCGAGCAATAAAAATAAATGCTCAGGCGTACAACGCACAACAGTGTGGTTATCTAACAATAATTCAACAATTTGGGTGGAGTTTTTTGTAATTCGTGGATTCCTGGCTAGGCCGGGCCGTACGCCAGTTTGACCCATACTATAAACCCAAAAAGGAGTGCCATCTCCGTATCGCTCACCTAATTCTTTGAATGTTGGGCAGGTGCCATCGAGTAACGCAATCCGTGTCTCCCCTGTAAAACAACCGTGCGGCGGGTGATCCACTTTGTTTTTCTTCATGTCAATCATAACTGTTGCTAGTTCGTCACGTAGGATTGGCATTTCGTAAGAGACGATTCTGTCGTCGTAGAGCGCGTCCTTGGCCGCCTGGTACGCGCCAGGGTCGATGTCCACGGAGAACACTTCGGCCTCAAATCCTTCACTCTTCAGCGCCTGAATGCTTTCCTCGGAACCCCAACTGTCGTACGAAATCATTCCAAACTGCATTCCTAAATCGCGTAATTGATAAAACAGACCGCGCACTTTCGCGATGTCGATTTCGCCCTGGGGTGGGGCTACGATTTGTAATGCCAAATCTATGCGAATGATGGGCCTAGTCTCTTTGCGTCTGTCTTTGCCGATCCCGCGCTCCACCTGCACCGAGCCAACGACGTGCCCTACCACGAAACCGCAGGCATCTTGCGTTTTTGCCAAATCCACATGCCCGTAGTACGGCCCGTTCGCCAGCATGTTCTTTTCAATCGGTACATCGCCGTACTGTCGCTCGATGTGTTTAATCCAATGCAGATTCTCGGCCAGTAGCGATTCGCGGGCATCCTGCAAGGTAACTGTAAACGCCGTGAACGGATGTTTGAGTCCGGCTGCGGCTCCACGGTCGAACATAGCCTGAATCTTTTCGCGCTTGCCGATAAACGGATGCGTGGACAGAATCGAAATGCCCGCGTAATCACGCACACTACCATCGGGGTCTTTTACGAATTCGTCCCGGTAATCCATGGGCACGGTGATGACACGTTCCATGTCTATATTTTCATCGCCTGGCACAAGCACGCGCGTGCGATGACGTACATCGCCCACTTCGACGCGAAACGTTTCTTTCATCAAACTGTCGGTCGGCTTCGTTTCCCAGGCGGCATACTCGCGCACGAAAATATTTGGATCGGTAACCGCCTCTAGTTTCTTCCGTTCCGTAAAATCGTTGGGATACCGCGAGGACGAAACCATCCACAAATGTCCAGGCAGGCGACCGCGTTGATTCATACGGCTCCTGATACGGCGGCTCATGCGGTTGTAGAGCATGACGGCTTGGTCGTACGTTCCACCGTCCGGATTGAGCGATGAGTTTTCGGTGATCTTATAGAAATTCATTTCATCGAACACGGCAGAGAATACGCCCTCACCCAAAATCGCCTGCTCGTTCGCGGCTACTGGATAGCAAGACACCGAGCGTGGAAACCTGATTTCGGTTTTGATGTTTTTCTCGGGTGGGAATTTTTCCTGAAAATACGGCGAGCTTTTTATTAAATTATTGATCCCACCAAACAGAATCTTGAGCGCTTGGCGCACGTTTACAGAGACATTTAGGAAAGCCAATCCAGTTCCGGGAATCAATCCGAATTTCTTGGCAGGCGAGCGCAGACAGCTTACGAGATACAGGTCGTAACAAATGCCCACATATGCCATGGTGGTGTTATGGGTAACAGTAAAATCACCGAGCAGGAATCGCCCATCGCCATCAAGTTCAATGCCAATATATTCACCGTCGCCGATTGGCTCGATATCAAAACCTACGTACAGTGGATTCTTTTTTTGCCGTCGTTTGGGCGCTCGTTTCCGTTTCACTTTGCATGGAATCTGGTCAACGTCGCCGCTGATTTCTACTTCGTACGCGATAGCCGTGGCTCCAGTCTGGCACGCTTTTTTCTTTTCGTGGATATATGCAGCGAATCCGAGTGAGCGGGCCACGAATGCAAAATCTTCTGAGAGTTGCTTAATCACAGAACTGTATCGGTAGCCAGAGACATCCTTGCCGCCAGAAGACCGTAACTCGCCATCTGTATCAATTAACCCTGCCAAGAGTCCTAGGCGAGCCTGACGGCTGGCTGTTTTGTATTGTTGTGGAACATGTTTGTTGTTCAGAAGGTTCAGTTCACGCAAACTTTTATTCATTGACGAAAAAGAAATAATGGTTGTTTTCTTTTTTCGCGGCTCTAACCTTTCTGAAATGCCAACGTCTTCGCTTTTGAAATTACGTAACCACTCTAAGATTTCCGCTTTCCAAAACTCAGACATTTCAAATTTCGCCGACGCTTTCGATCCATCGCCTAACCAGACCCCTAGAAAATAAGGGTCGATTTCTAGTGTCTTAACATCCTCGAAATCAATTCCGTTTGGTTTCCACAATTTGACCATATTCTTGCGGAACCACACAGGTCGGGCCAAGAAATCCTCTGCGGTCATCTCGATGTCAGCGTGCCCTTGTCCTGTCTTTCTTGGACTAAGTTTCAATGGAAGGATGTGCGGGCCATTGCACTCAAACGAATCGCCCTTGATTGGATTCACGCGATACATCGGGCCATTCCCGCGTCGAACCGAAAGAATCCGGCGCGGTTTACTGTCCGGACCCATTAATAATTCGCCTTTACAAACGTCTTCGATCTGTTTTATTGTGCCATCGAACATTAACACTAAAGTCTTTGGATTCAAGCATTTACCCCACCCGATTGCCCCTGCCAAAACTACTTCAGACCATTCACCGTCGAACAAATCAATCAGGTCCTGGCGCACCTGGGGAAACAGATTGCCGCCCTGGAGCACGCCACCCATGTAGTACGGGTCGTCAATAAATTGTTCGATTTTTACGGGCGTGCGTAGATAGTCAGCTTGGGTTAGTTGCTTGAGCGCGTATTGCGCGGATTCAGGTTGGAAAAATTTGGGTTGATAAAATTCGCCAAAAATCTCTTTAGCGTCCGGACCCATCCGGTTCACTAAATCCTTCACCTGCTTCGCCCGCCGAATCTTCTGCTCCGCTGGCGTCAGATGCCAGTCCTTGATTCTCAGTACGCTCACTTTGCGCCTCTGCTTCAATCATGTCATAGACTTTAGAACTCGCTGCAATTAGAAGATTCCGGTCGGCTTCGCTTAATTTTGACACCCGCGACGCCAAGTCCGACTGTCCTTGGCTTTCGTATACCGCATCGTAGGGCGGTGGGCCATTTTTTGTTCCGCGCAAGATCGCTAGATTTCCCAATTCGAATCGCAATACCTGGGCCGAGAGATTGGCTAGGGTTTCGATTTCTTTGTAGCCGTCTCGCGCCAACACCCCGGTAACGTTCTCCATGTTGAGCAATCGCTGGACCCGTTGCTGCTGAATAACGAAACTGAATTTCAGCATATTCTCGGCGTGCAACGTCTTCATCGCCTTCTGGACCTGCTTAAATAACGCCAGCCCTTGCGGCGAGAGCGGCATCTCCGCAACTTCTTCCTCGATAATATTTTGCACTTCTTTTATATCGGCAACGGTCGCCTGTTGCTCGACTTCTAAAACTTTGGGCCGGGCTTTCTCGATCTCCCGCTTGAGCACAGTGACATAGCGCCGCCAAGATTCACTGCAAAGATGTCTTCCGCCTGCATTGCTCCGCTCCAGCCACCTGGTTACCGAATGAATTGATTCGTGATTGGTCAACCGTTTTACGATTTCGGGATAGCAAACCAGCCGCCGCAATTTCAGCAGCCACATTTTTTCGAGTCGCTCGGTTACGACCGACATAATCTTGGATTCCCTCTACGGCTTTTTGGGTTCTCGCCTAAAGGGTTCATATTACAGCTAGATAGTTGAAATGGGAATGAATTGTGCATATTTGGAGCAGGGGTCTTTTTTTTCAACCAAGATTAACCAGGGATTATGGGGGCAGTTTCCTCGGCCATTGGCTCCAGTGTTTTGAACCAAATCTCTTTAGCGAGAGGGACATCTTCGAAGTAAAAATCTTCGCTAAACTTCGGCAAATTGCACACAGTTAGTGTGATTTCCTCAAAAGTTTGGGATTCAACAATTACGGTAATGGTGGTGAAGTCCGGTGAGGCAAGTTCAACGTAGCGAATCTTGGCATCTTTGGGGAATCCGGACGATACCAGTGTCTGCGGGATAATGGTTCCGGTGGACAGGAAATTCTCGATAAATTCGCGGGCGATGTAGTATTTTTTGAAGCGGCGTTTTATGGTCTCAGGCATGGGTGTTATTCACCACCTCGCTCGCTCTGTTGAATTAACTTCAACAACTTCACTTGCTGGCCAACTTCTTTTTGCTCCCCACTCGTCTGTAATGGTCACGAACACGCCCTCGTATTGCACGGAAAGGCCGTAACTTCCCACGCGGTTCGGTGGGCCAAATTTTACCGTCTCTCCGTTTTTTAGGAGCACTGTTACGGTATCGGGCATGTCGTGTCTCCCGTTTCGCCCCGTTCTGCGGCTTCGCGTGCGGCTGTGGCTGAGTCTATACGTGCGCAATCGCTACAAATGCCGCCGTGCAATTTGCAGTCGCAGCCCGCTCTATGAACTCGCGGCCACCACCACCGCGCTTCGTCCTCTCGCGCTTTCGCCGTTTCAACCGCGATGCGGCGGTCGAGCGCGGCTTTTGCGTCGGCAGGAGTGAGTGCGAGGATTGCTGACTTCATACTTGTAGAATCGTAGTACGTATAAGAAGCAGCTTTACTTGCCGCCGCTTCATACGCCGCCGCAACCAGCGCGTCTACCTCGTCTTTTGCCTGCTCGTCTTTCTTACAACCCAAACAATATGGTTTTACATCTTCGTCGTGGTCAAAAAGCATGTAGGCTGGATGCCCACAACTCATCGGCTTCATTCTGTCTGCGTGAAACTTGTATTTCGCCGCAGCGATCAGCGCGTCCGATTCAGTAATACGTCGAGCGGCCTGCATTGCGAGCGTTACGGCAACATTATCTCCAACACAAACTCCGTTTTCGTCGGTAGCGCCGGGGAAATTCTTTTGGTCATCCTTGAACCACGGATAACCGAGTACCTTTCCGAGTATTTGTTGGATTTCATTGTCCTGCTTGGACATTATGTTGCCCCATTTTTTACGCTCCGCCGCAACCAGCGCGTCTACTTCCATTTGGGTGTACATGCGTCGCGCACACCCGTAAGGTTCATCAGCATTTGGAATAAATATCATCTCATCACTCCCCCTTCGCCAGTTCTGCGGCGGCTGCGAATCGAACGTCAGCCAAAATAAATTCACCGCCAACGTAAGCGCAGTTGCGGCACTTATCCCTGATGGCCCGATTCATAAACTTGCAATGTGGGCATTCCCAATCAGGGTCTTTCCAAAGCTGCTCCATAGTTTTAGCGTCCATCACCGATCCCCCTTCGGTCCCGCCTTGCGCTTGGCTGGCTGGTCGTTGTAAACGGTTTTCTCTAACGCTCCGCAATAGGCACAGAAAACTTCGTATGCAAATTCCTTGCCTTCCACATGAACCACGCTCGGCACCGTCGCCGCGAGCAGGACGCGCACAGCGTTTATTTGACGCGAATTTATTGTTTTCCTAACGCCAATTACATCAACGGGCGGAATTACGACGTTCAATTCTTCACGCGCCATCTGTACCTGTTCCGGTGTCGGCTTCATTTCCCCGCCTTGCGCTTGGCTGCTTCGATTTCGCGAACGCGGGAATCTAAATATTTTTCTATGTTCTCTGTGGAATCTCTCTTGAAATCTATCCCGCAACATTGCATCTCGCCATCGTCGCCGTAGGGAATGTGAACGTATGGCAAGTAATTTGCGTGATTGAGCCATAGGAGTTTTCGTAATGAGTTGATTTCCCTGATTTGCATGATGCAGTATTTCTGGTCGTGCTCACGCTCTTCTTCTGACCCTGGGCCAGATTGCGGTGGCGGCGACGGGGCCACGAGCAGGACGCGCAAGTATTTTGAGAAACTTTTTATCGGTGTTTCGTCATTCATCCAAATCTCAAGAATCTCTCGCGCTTTTTTAACCTCTTCCGGCGTCGGCTTCGTGTCGCTCATCGTTGGCTCATCAGCACGCACAATCCCACCACAGTGAATACAGGTTCGCGTTATGTCGCCAGAGGCATTAGGAGTCGCAACGCCTCCACATTTACACTTTGGAAAAGTCGGTCGCTTCGTGTCGCTCATCGGCTGGCCTTCCTGCGCTTGGCTGCCTCAATTCTTTCGTTGTATCCAGGCTCTATCATATCGAATGCCAGTTTCATGGCTAACTTTTCTTCCTCTTTCGAAAGTTTCGGCTCGACGTTAATTGCTCTTCTTTCTTTGTATGGCGTCGCCTCAAGTTCGCACAATCGACCCCGGCAATTTCCTTTACGCAAATGTGGATGATAAAAAGTTGTAGAATTTAATTCTTACTCAATGGGTCTTGCGCAGTATTTGCAGAGCACAGAATTATTCTCCCAACCTGGTATCTAAATCTGAATCCGGTTCCGGCTCCGAATCCGACTCTTCCAGTTCAGGTACTTCAGGCTTTCCATCGCGGACCCATATCGACATGCGCACAAACGATTCCAGCCACGTCAAATATTCCAGGTATTCCCAAATATCGCGGTCGTGGATAATTTTTTGGAGTCTATCCCGATCTTCAGGTGCGCTCCATTTTGCAATCGCCCGGCGTCTGGAGTCGATGGAGCGCAGAGCCTTGTCTTCCCAAGTATTTTTTACTAACTCCGGTCCAGGCATCGCCAATCCTTGATTTTGTTATCACAAATTTAAGGTATTCCGTTTTTGGGACACCCTAATTTTTATCGAACCATTTATCGAACCGGGCATCGCGCGGGGCGGTCGCCAGCATGGTCCGGCTCCCACGGCGCTTCCTGGGGCAATAATGGCAAGAATTTGTCGTATTCTTTGGCCAAGGCGGCCAAACCACCGTCTTGCTGCCTGGCCACGTCCTCTAAAATGGGCAGTCCTGACGCCACAGACGCCTCTACGGCCATTTTTGAGGCTGGTTTGCCCTCTGAGTACCACTCGACCGTCTCAGGCTCCCCTACGCGAATCAGGTACTTCCCCGACCCGTCCGGGAAAAGCCTATAGCTGCGGGTAATCCAAACCCCCGTAACCCCCGGCTGTCGCGCAATGGGGATACCAGCGCTATGCTCGGCTAAATTCGCATTGTTGATCTTGTCGTCCTCGCGGCGCTTTTGCATGGTCAGGTTCAGAAATGGGCAGTTGCGAGCACTCCACTGCGCACACTCCAGGTGGCACGGCGGCTCGGCAGTGGTGCGCGTAATCCCACACATAGGCCCCAAAACGAATGCCAAATGAATTCCAAGCGGGTCGCCGCAAACCCAACACAATTTTTCTATAACGGCGCGCTTCCATTTTTCAGCATCAGCCGCTCGAAATTCAGGCTTGCCATCGACGTAAGCGACAAACCAAGGCACGGGATACCCGCGCTCATCGAGCGGCAGTCTGGCAATTCGCGGTGGCAGTGCTTCCAACTCTGGACGTACAGGCATAAAACCCCCTTAAAGATTTCTTCGTTGCCGCTTGTATATGCCCAAATTTTCATCAGTTGGCTCTATGGGAAATTTGTCGCGATTGGTTTGCTGGAATTTCTCATACATATCGCGGCATTTTAATTTATCCGCAATAAGTAAAAGTGCATCATTCCAACCAGGACGAGCGATACCCAATTCGGCCATCGCCAAAATAAGCAACTGCCCTTCCTCACTAGTGAGGTTTACGCCAACGGTCGTGGTGTTTTGCACGTCGCCAATCCTGTCGCTGAATCTAAAAATACTCATTGCGAATCTCTATTGCGTAGGTCGGGTCGGTGGGTTGTAGGCCGGATTTGGGCCTGCATAAACTTCCCGCGCCGTATTTTCAGGCGGAGCGGGCGGAGTTTGCTGCACACGGACCTGCCCCCAATTCATCGCCATAATCGGCCCAAGCTCGCGGTCGAGCGCCGCGCGAAGCTCATCCACAAACCCCTGCGGGCCTTTTTCAATAAGCTCGCTTAGGGTCACTTCGCGGGTTATGGAAACCCGTACCGTCGATTCTGTGTTTTCGTCGATAATCGCCATTTGAGATTCCTTTATTCTTTCGCGTCAAGTGAATAAGTCATGTCTTGTATACCACTCACGCGGCGTCCGCACAATGGGCAGAATTTAGGTTTTTCTTTTTGCCCTACGGCAGCATCGTCGGCGTACCAGAAAATAGCAAAACATTGCGGGCAGTGAAATTGGGTTACGATTTCTGATTCCGTATCCAGGATTGCCAGGTTCGTTTCTTCGGACAAGCGTTTACTTGGCATCGACGGTCTCAACTTTCGGTTTCAATAAATCTTCGCGTTGTTTTTTCAGGAACGCCACACGCTCTTGATATTGCTTCTCGGTAAGCGGTGGCGTGAATGATTTTTCTGGAACGGGCGCTGTAGTGGTTGTGTTGGATTCTATTTTTTCTAGCGGGATTGTTTGCGGCACAGCGGGTAATGCGGGATTGACTGGCTCTGGCGTGTGTGTGGTTTGTAGCCGCTCTAAAACTTTCTTCGCTTCTCCGCGACCAATCAGCGTGCCCTCTTTTTCGAGTACAACGTGATGCCCATAGGCTTCAGCGAAACGTTTCTTCGCCCACTGTAACTCAACTCGCGTGCAACTCATAACGTATTCGTATCCGCCTGCGGCCATCAGTGCGCGATATTGTTTTTCTTCCATCGCTGGAGCGCGGCGATCAACGCCCAAATCTTCCCCCAAATACCATTTGCGCGTCCAGTCCATCGCCTTATTCCAAGCCTCTTCGATTATCAGCGCGTCCACTGATTTGGTCGGCTCGTCGATAGTTTCGAATAAATGCGCAGGTGTTGGAAATTGACAAGCAGCGGTCGGCTTGAATGAAGATTTTATTTTTGCAAACGCGATCTGAAATTCGTTCACAGTAAAATCGCGCGTCCTAGGATCGGCCAATAACGCTTCGGTCCATAGATCATAAACTGCTGGACTTGGAACTTTGTCACACAACACCCCGATCAAAAAGAGTTCCTTCCGAATTAAGACCTGAATTTTTTGCCGACTGTCTAATTCGATCTTCCGCAGTCTCTCGTCCACGCTTCACCCCTGTGCCTTTGTAATTACCTTCCAAAACTTTTATATAATTTTCGTCGTTGTTCACAAACCAATCGAACGTAGCTTTCCAGGTCGAAGTCTGCCCTGTCAGGAACGCGCTTTGATTTGCTTGTACTACCGCGTTCCGGAAATCGGCAAGAAATTGCTCTGGGTCGCTGGCGTGATTTTTTACACGGTCACGGCATTTTTTTAATCGGCTCTTTGTGAGCATCGTAACGTCCGGCAAATTTCCGTGCTCCTGCTTCCAAATAAAATATAACGGATGTCCCAATTCAGAGTCCGGAGCCGCAGGCTCCGACGTATTTGTTTTTGAATTTGGGTTTGTATTTTTCTCAGTCTCTTTTTCTACTTCTCTTTCTTGTATAGAGGCGCGCTCTGTGCCCCCCACTAAGCCCCCCACTAGGCCATCTCTAGGCCACAACTCGTACACAACGTTCCGCCAATCCTTTGTAAGTGCTGCATTTACCCTACTTCCAGACTGCGCCCCGCCTGAGCACTCAAATTTGTTAATTATGACCGCATAGTTGCCCCTTCCTTTTTTTTTAGCAAAACGCTTAATATATCCTTTAGATTCAAGGTTTTCGAGTATTCTGCGGGCCATTCGAAGAGTGATTTGACCATTTCCGCACGTCGCCCGTAAAGATAACGCGCACCCCCACCAAATCCCTGTTTGATGGTCGGCCAAAAGGCGCAAAACTTCGAACGCTCCCAACTCCAGAAGACTCATTCTCCCACTCTGGAGATGTTCGATAATTCCTCGTCGAGTTCGCTCAAAACCGTTAAACAAAATTTGTCCAATTTTTCGCGGGTTGCAATATCTGGGCGGGGTGTTGGTGCAACCCGCGAAGGTTTTCGTTCCAACTGGACCCGCCCAGAATCGCGAAGCGCATCCTAGTTCAAATTAAGCGATAACGTCAAATGGAATTTTCAACAAATCCACAGATTTTTCCACAGGCCAAAAATCACCAATCCATCGGCGGGATCACCGCTCGTGGCAGGTGGATTTCAATTGGGCACTCGCAGTTCATCATCGACTTTTTGCATTTATCGCCGCGCTCGCGGATGTCTTTTTCTTCAGGCGTTTCATTTTCAGGGATTTTTGGTTTAGCCATTCTTGGGAGCCTGGGGTATCGCGCCCGAACGTTTTGCTAGTGGGGAAATAGACATCTCTGAGTCACAGCGCGGGCAGTGGAGTTTTGGTCCAGAGAACGATAAAATAAAATTCTCACAGACTGGACACTGGCCCACGAACACGAACAATTCAGGCTTTAGGCGTTCTGTGACGGCGCGTAAATCACCCACCGTCACATACAGGCGGTTCGTTTGCTCGGCCATTACTCATCCGAATCGCGCGG